AAAGGCATCTTATTTGTATTCAAACTATCAAATGTGCAAGATGTAACAAGTTCTTTTAGTACATTATAAACATCTTTTTTACTATCAGACTCTTGCAAGATCATTAAAGTCTTTTGTTCTTTTACAAGAAATGGTCTATATTTTATTTCTTCTCCTGTTGATGGTAGTTCCAATGTGTAAGTTGGTATATCAAGTTTCGGTAACGCCATAATTTTTTCATCCTTTTATAATAATTTTCTCACCACAGCTGGTATGTTTTTTGTTAAACTTCTGTTAACTGTTTGTGTAAATGTGTCCACTAAAGTTCCACCTAGACTTTGCTGAGATTCTGCATCAAGAGGTGACCATTTCCTAAATGTCCATCCTACTGTTGTTTTTGTTATTTCAGAGCCTGGTCCTGCCTGTAAATCTAATCCTGCAATTGATTTAGGAAAGCATTCTTCTATTCTTAATCCATATGTCTTTCTGTTATTTTGATTCAGTAAATATATATCCATTGTCCCAACATAGTCATTATAATATCCTACATCAAATGTAGTTACATTGTATGATAATTGTTGCCACTGCTCAAAATATTTCCTCTCATCCAATCCAGCAGTAGCCTGAAAAGTCATACTAATATCTTCTGCAAATAGAGGTTCAGTAACATACTCTCTTTGTGGTCCTGTTATTGCACCAGCAGAAGCTATTTGAGTTTGCAATGATCTTCCTGGCATTATTAAACTTTCTGCTCTTAGTGAAATGCTTCTAACATCATGACCACCCATTCCTGGCGCTTGGGGTCCATGAATTTGCACTTCATATAAATTTGGTCTGCCATATGCATTTTGATCATTAAATGATGCTAAAACATCGTTTAATAAACCAAACGAAAGACTATCTGCAAATGTGCTAAATGCTGTTGTCATTTTACTACCCTTATATCATTTTCTTGGTTTCGTTATAAACCCTAGATGCAGATGATTTCTTAAATCTTTGAACTGGCAACAAAACCGCAACCACCCATTCTTCGGGAGTAACAACACGAATCTGTGATTTAAGGTGACTATACAAATATCTTTTCATGACTGCTTTTGCCATCGGCATACTTTGTGCCCGAGCATAACTCATTCTCATACGAGCATTTTCGTCATATTGATTTGACTCTGGTAAATTATAAATTTTATCGAGTAATTTAACTCTTAGGGGTATTGGAAGGTAATGAAAGTTTAATCCTAAAAAACCATCATTATATCTTCTCAATGGAAGAACCAAAGGAAAGGTGTCATAATATGGTAAAGTTTTCTTATGTTTTGGATCATAGAAAAACATATTAAGATTGGTCAAAGATGCAGTGTTTACTCGCTTCCCATCTCTAATCAAATCCAACCCGTTTGGTTTACCAAAATCTCGTATTTTATTTCGATACCAGTTAATAGATTGAGGTTTATCTCTAGCCGCATCTTTAACACTTTGTATAAAATTATCTGTTGCCATAATATTATTTATAACGAATACCCAAATCATCCTCTGTCAGTATTTTAAATTCCATTCCGTTATTATCACACCATTCTGTAGCATACTTCCATTTGGCACTATTCACTCCCCAAGCCTTCACTTCATTAATGTATCGTTTAGTTTTCCTTTGTGGTTCTTTTGGAGGTTTTGTTTGTTTCTTGGGTTTAACTTCAATGACAAGTTTTTTGATGGTGCCATTGTGTTGTTTTATTTTACAATAGAAGTCTGGATAATAACGATGTATTCTTCCATCCCAAGGTGACTTGTATGGAACAACTATTTCTTCACTGCCCCATTCCATTATAGAATCACTGCTATCACAATACACCATAAATTTACGCTCCCACAAAGAACGATAAATTATATTGTGAGCATTTCCTCTATATTTTGAGGGATTGGTTGGAGTGTATCGACCTTTGTATGACATGATGTATAAATAGTTTAAATGTTATAAGGAATATTTAGTATGGCTGTATTTACTGCACTTAGGAATAAAGCGCAATCTGCTGCTTCTGGATTTTTAACCAAAACAGCATCTTCTGCTCTTGGATTAAATAGGGCAGAAGGACTTAGATTTCCATCCTCGTCTAATTCACCAGTTACAGGAGGTGCCACAACAAGTCAGGGAGGCGAAGTTCTTCAGTATCCACTTGACTTAGGTTCAGATGGTAATAGTCATTTTATTGCTTTTTTCGTTAAAACAGTTGATCCAGCAACAATAGAAGTGGTTGAGAAAAATAGTGGAGTTACTAGAACTAAAACTGTTGCAACAGCTACAAAAAATAGTGGTGTTAACACAGGAGGCGGCCCCCAATCTGCCGCCGGGGCTGCTGGTGAGACTCAAAAACATGCAGAGGCAAAAAAGATTAAAGCTGCCGAAAAGAGAACTTTTTCGGGTAAACCTAATTTGTCTATTCAAGAAAGAAGAAGACCAACATCAAAATTGGTTAAAACTATTGCTCTATATTTTCCACCATCAGTCCAACAATCATATAACCTAAGTTATAACGAACAAGAAATTGGTAAGGCCGCTGCATTTGGTTCAGAGGCAATACAGGCTTTTATGAATAAAGGATTGAACGCAGAAGGATTCACGAAAGCATTAGACCCTGCCTTTGCTGGAATAAAAGCGGTAGTAAATGATATGGGAATAAAGGCATTGGATGCAGTTGCGCCAGGATCATCAGCACTTATTGCAATTAATAGAGGAAAAGTACTCGCACCAAGAATGGAGTTGATGTTTGAGGGAATAGGTAAAAGATCATTTACCTATAGTTTCACTTTTACTCCATCATCTGAAGCAGAAGCAAATATGGTTTTTGAGATTATCAAAACCTTTAGAAGACACGCTGCGTCAGAGTATACAGATAGCATGGGATTTGAATTGAAAATCCCTGACCAATTTGAAATAGAGTATTACACAAAAAGTAACACACCAAACGGATATTTGCACAAAATTGGAACTTGTGTGTTAGAAAGTGTGGATGTTACATATGGTGGAGAAAAAATGACTTGGCATGAAACAAATGCAAAGGGCGCAGCTCCTACCAAAACTACAATGGCTTTATCCTTCAAGGAACTTCAAGTTGTTACTCAATCCACAATTGATGAAGGATTCTAAAACATGTATTTTGCAAACTTTCCTGTCATATTATATGATGCTGTTGGTAATTTTGATTTTAAGGTTGTAACCAATCTTTTAAGAAGAGTTGCCCTAAGAGCTAATCTTAGAGATGATACTCTAGTTTTTGACACATATACTGTAAAGGATGGTGAATCTCCAGAAATTCTTGCTCATAAATTGTATGGAGATTCAGAGTTACATTGGGTAATTCTTTTGATAAATAATATTACAGACAGATACCATCAGTGGCCTAAACCATATCTTCAACATCAAGAATTTTTGTTGGACAAATATCCAACAGTTCTGGAACAGCAAGCACTGCATCATTTTGAAATAGAACAAACCTCTGGTGACACTACGATTAAGATTGATATTGGGAAAGACAATACCGCCTTTCCAAGTGCAAGCACTATAAGTAATATTGATTTTGAAGAAGACTTGCAACAAAAACAAAGACTAATTCGTTTATTAGACCCCTCATATTTACCACAATTTATTGAAGAGTTTGAAAGACTTATGGAAGAAAGTGCGATTTAATGGCAGCAACAGTATCCTCTAAGGATAAAATTCAAAAAGCAGGTGACTTTTATGCAGAGAAAGTTGAATTCATCACCTCAACAGGTTTGTCTATAGATTTACTTGGTAATATCCTACATATAACTTTTTTTGAAGATATTCAATCCGGCGCTATAACAGGAAACTGCATAATTAACGATGTAGTAAATTTAGCTGTAATTGGTCCGGTGATTGGTCAAGAATATATTCGCCTAAAATTAAGAACAAATGGATTGAAAGATGAAGAAGGTATAATTGATTTTACAGAACACATGTTATTGGTGAACTCTTTACAACTTAAAGAAAAAGGTGCAAACGGAAATCAATTTTTAATACTGGAGTTTTCAACATCAGAGTTGCAAAAAGATCAGAGAATTAGAATAAATCAAAGTTATTCTGGGACATTTTCTGAAATATTTAAAAAGATAATGAGGAACCAATTAAGTTCTAGGAAAAAATTATATGTGGAACCAACAAGGGGAAATAAAAAAATAGTATTTCCCAACTTCAGTCCATTTGAAGCAATCAATTATATGAAAAGAAACTCTGTTTCTGCTCATGACGGCGCACCAACATACATGTTTTTTGAGGACTTTAAGGGGTATCATTTTAGAAGTCTATCAACCATGTATTCTGAACCCACATCTTTCACCTATACAACATCCATTCCTGGCTCAAATGTAAATGATCCATTTATAGATATGAAAACTGTAATTGACTACAACACACATGGAATTGGTGACAGTTTGGCTGCACAAAGATTAGGTTCGTATGGATCAGAACTTATTACATATGATACATACACCAGAAGGTTTAAAACTACTATTTATAATTATCTAGACAATTTTGAAAATGAAACTCATGTAACTGCCGGAAGAGATAAAACCATTGCTCAATTTCCGTTGATAAGTTCAACACCAGTACAAGACAAGTCCCGTCTTAGTGATTATTCAGCAAGAAGATATCTTGTTCCACATGCAAATTTTGTAGATGATGATGGAAATTATACAGATTTAACAGTCGTATTTGATGAACAGGGTAAACCAGTATATCATTCGCCACAAACTGAAACTTGGTTGCAGAAGAGACAATCACAACTTCTTCAGTTAGAAAGAGGAATTACCTGTACCATA